GCCCACACAGTCATTGCCAACACGGGAAAGCATAAAGCTGACCCCATTGGCGCAAACTTGTTAAGCTTCAAAAACTCACCACTCGGGAGCACCGTTCCGAGTGACCTGCAGTTCATAAGCGCTGAAAGCAGCGGTTCTGAAAAAAGTAGGCGAACCAAACCAACTGATACGCGATCCGAGGCCTCATTAAGGTCGAGGGTCGCGAGGTCGCCAGTTATAGAGCCAGTTAAGGCTCCTTGCTGGTTAGGCCGTTGGTCTGTGAAGTGAACGTGATTCCTCGTAAGAGGATGACGTTCTACGTGCCGGACAATCGCGGAACCTAAACCTTGTTGGATCCATTGGAAGGCCAATGGTTCGCAAGATATAAGCCGCGGTCCCCTAGAGTCTTTAGGCACAAGTATTACCTTGGCTGGAGACTCTACGAACTTCAATGAGTTAATCTCTTGAAGTTTATCACAGACGTGCCCTAAAGATGCATAGAAATATGCATCAAGGGGATACGTCTGAATAATCCTTGGACTGATCTCAGACCATCGGTACTTACCCCAATCGCGTTCTCTTGTCGAGACCGCGCCAGGGCCGTGCCGAGGGTAGATGTCCAAGTGATCGAAAGACGCGAACACTCTTTTGAGAAGAGCTCGCGCCCGGGTAGCTAGTTTGACTTGCTCGGTGTTCGACATCCGAGTAGTAACAGGGACTAGCGTACGTCCGTTCCACCACTCACTTAACCAAGGTTGGAAAGTGAGCTGTGCGGGTCTACAACGCCGGTCTCGCGACCTACGTTGTCGTCCGCCCAGAAGGCTCGGATATAAACCAATGCTTGGCTGAACGATTTCTCGTCCATCGTCAAGCAAGGGTCTCCGAACCATCTCCTCGTTGGGAGGAGAGCAGTGCCCAGAGGTGATAAGGTTTCCCTCATCGCCCACGGGCAAACGTCCAGAGGAACAATGGACAAAAGGAGCATCATACCACGTAAACGTGGATTGGTACTCCTGTGACGGAACTGTCGCGGTGTGACGAGTACTATACTCACACACCGTAGGACAATCCCGTTGGCATACCAGACACACTCCGTCTCCAGAAGGCGCAACGCCTCTTGGAGAACAGTGCTGGCTGGGCCGTGTACGTAGTGGATACCAGAGAACCCTTTGTCTAAGGTGTTCAAGGTGCCACGAATACACGCGTAGATCCTTCTCTGTTTCGATAAACTTATGAAGGACTTCTTGTTCTTGTGTCGGATCATAGGGCAATTCGTACTTGTAAAACAAGTACAGTAACTGTCTCATGGTTTTGATGCATTTCACACACGGGTCTGGAAGAACCCGACCGTCATGTGAGAAGATACACCGGAACAACTCACCCATAAACATGGGTAGTTGACTATCAGGGCTTAGCCTTTTAAAGCCAAGCTTGGTAGCGTCCAGTGACGCTTCTCCTGCCAAAGCCTTATCAAGGGCTTTTGCAAGACGTGGTAAGGTTTTCGTGAGAAAACCTACTCCTTCCTGGGCGTAACGCTTTTCGACCTTTTGGGTCGTTAAACGTAACGCTCGTGACGTAAATACTTCGCCGTGTGACATTTGAATGTCACGTAGCAAAGCAGCGATGATCCTTATCGGAACATCTAGGCTCTTATTGTCTACCATAAGGTAAGACTCCTAGAGCATGCCTAAGCTACGCGATACCTGTCGCACTATCCGACCTATACTAGGTGAGTAGGAGAGCGGAGTCCCCCTCTTATCGCTGCCCTCCCTTCGGGCTGGACGACGTTAAGAGAGACTCCGAACCTACTCTAAAGGCCCATTACTGGGTTGACTAGTAGAGGAATGGTGTTTGTTGTTACCCCTTGTAGGGGCAACGGCTGGCTACCTGGGAGGATGGTACCTCCCTCAATGAGAAACTTCTCAAAGGTGCAACCGTTCAATACTAATACGGCAATTACGCCGCAAAGTGCGAAACAACAAACCCGACGGATAGAAGGATGCTTAACGGGTGTAAACACAAGTTTACTAACTCCGTAGTAACACTGAAGTTACTACAGGCTACCGTTAATCAATGCCGAAGCGCCGTTGCCAGAGCAGTCAAACAGAACAGTAGTCCCAGCGCCAGTTGTGGCGATGAAACTAGTTAGTTCTGCGAGAACGTTCTTGGCCTCGTCGTATGTTGCCATGTCCCCAGTGGGAATGGCAACAACTGTATACGCACTGACCGTGCGCGGTTTTCCAGACGTACCGATAAAAGTTTTATCGATACGAGTCATGGAACGTCGCGTGAGGTCAGCACCGGACCCACTTTCAGTATGGCTCACTTTGAGCCTGTGGGGAGCCGATGGAGTTTCAAGGATAGCCTTGAATTCCAATGCAGACAGATCGGTACTGCGCCGTTCGAATTCAACTTCCGAACCAGCGCGGTCCTTCACTTCATTAGTGTTAAGTACTGTAGCTAACATGCAGTTTGGCCGTTTAACTAGACGGTCGGCTAGGCCTACTCACAAGTAGGCGCGTGTTAGTGCGGGACTCGGATAAATGTACCGAGTAACGCAGTGCTGAGCCTAAACTCTTCCGGGTCTAGGCCACTCACTCGAAGTGAGCGATATATGTCAGGTTTATGAGGTACACGTATATACGCTTCCTCATATCCACTACATATTGGTACACCAACGCAACTAGGTCCGTAGGTTGATCCGGTCATACTCATACGAGTAGTGACCGACCTGCGTACCTTGAAGCTATAGGTGTACGATATAATATGTGTTTTCGGTTCTATGTTACGCATGGAAAAGTTGTCTTGGAGAAATCGGCCTATGCCGACAAACCAATCAACAACGAATGACCATGGGATGGCAGCCCAAATAATACGGGGGTTTGTAAAGACTCCCATACTATCCAAGTAACCATTCAAGAGAGCATTCTCTCTTTCTAACCCGCTTAACTCGTAAGAGTAAGTGAGGGTAGCACAGAACGTAGGATCGAGATACGCGACATCACGTTGAATTGTACTAGTACCATCTCCCGTCCAGGGAGAATTGGCATAGCTAAATTCCTCGTGAGTGTTAACGTATGAACGGTTAAGAAAACGCCTAAAATGGCGTTTCTGAACTTTTCCTTCGTTAGCAAGCAAGCTATTGACCTGCCGCTTAACGCTCTGAAGTGAAGAGATTACTCCCTTCATGTCAGACAGCATCGGCTGGACATTAAATGCATTTTGCAAATAAATGTCTGAAGCCGATCGGACGGTACTTCGCAACAAGGTTCTGATCGTATGGCGATTGAGAGTTCTATTGAACTCATCAAAAGCTATACGCCAGCGACGTATGTTAGCGAGTGACTTAGGTAGAGTTTTCAAATCCTTAAGCTCGTACAACGAGTTAAGGATCGAAAGCTTCGGCCTAATACCTGGTAGCATAGTATTTAAACTATCATCTATCAAGGTACTGATCTCTGCAGGCTGAACTATCACTAGTTTCGGCCCGTCGAGTCTAGTCAATACTGGCAACCCTGTAAGAGGATTGTCGTACGTACCGTATCGCAGGTCGTAAACAGCAGAGGGCGAGTACGTAGTGAGACCGAAAACGGTCCCCTTATCGTACGCCGTCCAATCAGTCCAGGGGCCCCCACCATTGTGGGTCACTGAACTACTGTAACGGAGTGGTATTACCTTG